TCCGACGTGACCGTCTGCGCAGATCCAGACTTGGACATCCACAAGTGCATTGACGTGCTAAAGGGTGACGGCAGCACGCAGGTGCACGTCGTGCGCTTCGATCAGCTCGAACAAGAAAACGTAAAGGACGCAAACGACTATTTACGCGAAGCCGGCGAAACAAAGTTGCGTGAAGCGCTAGCAACTGCGCAACCTTATGCCGTGATGGCGCAACAAGAAAAGCAAGGCACGCGCCAGTGGCCAACTGAGTTTGAGGTCATTGACCCGTCGCTGATACCAAAGCGCCGCTGGGTTTATGGAAAGCATTACGTGCGCGGCTACGTGAGCGTGCTTGCATCGCAGGGTGGTATCGGTAAGACGTCCATGCAGATCGTTGAGGCGGTGTCCGTTTGCCTTGGCCGAGCATTGCTGGAGGAGGAGGTGCACGAGCAGTGCAACGTCTGGATCATCAACGGCGAAGATCCGCTAGAAGAAATGCAGCGCCGGCTCGCGGCAGTCTTCATCCACTACAACATCAACCCAGAGGAGGTTAAAGGCAAGCTGTTTGTCGACGCCGGACGTGAGCTCATGATACAGTTCGCCAAGCAGACGCGTGACGGCATCCTGACGGACGAAGATATGCTGGAGCACATGGTCGCCGAGATCAAAGAGAAAAACATCGGGCTGGTCATCATTGACCCGTGGGTCAGCTTCAACGACATCAACGAGAACGACAACGTCGCGATGAACGCGGCAGTGTCCGCAGCGCGCTGGGTCGCAGACCAGACCGGAGCCGCGGTCGTACTGACGCACCACATCCGCAAGTCAAACGGCGAAGACGCGACGATCGACAGCGTGCGCGGCGCCGGCTCGCTGATCGGTGCAGCACGTGCGGCGCGCGTCATCAACAAGGTCAGCCAAGAAGACGCCCTAAAGCTCGGCGTGAACGAGCGGGAAAGTCTCGGCATATTCCGCGTCGACGATGGCAAGGCAAACCTTGCACCGCCAGCGGCGAAGGCCGTGTACAGACGCATGCAAGGCGTTGAACTGCCAAACGGTGAATACGTGGGCGTCTGCGTGCCGTTTAAAATGCCTGACCTGTTCGACGGCGTCAGCGCCAAGGACGCGCAGTCCGTGCAGCGCCTGATCGGGCAGGCCGCAGAGCGGCAGGAGCCGCACCGCTTAGACGCACGTGCAAGCCACTGGGCGGGTAAATGCGTCGCCGTGCAGCTCGACCTCGACATAGACAAGAAGCACGAGAAGGCGAAGGCGAAGGCTATCTTGGCCAAGTGGATCGAGACGGGCGTGCTGAAGGTGGAGGAGTGGCCAGATAAGCGGCAGGGGCGTGACGTGCAGTGCGTCGTCGTGGGCGAGTGGATCAGCGCGTCGGAGATAGGGTGATGATTAGGAAGTGTGAGTTTAGAAAATGTTGCAACTTTTTTACTGTTCATCGAAAAAAGAATTATTGCTCACAGAAGTGCAGCAACACTGAGAAAAAAAGAAGATGGGAAGACCGCAACCCTGATTGGAAAAAGAGCGACGCTCACAGGAAGCGAATGAACAGATATAAGCGTAAAAGGTACAGACAAGACGAAGAATGGCGGAAGAAACTAATAGAAAGCCAAAAACTTTATGTGGAGGAGTGTCGGAAAGATCCTGAGTGGGTAAAGCGTAAAAATGAGCGCAACAAGCGCTGGCGAAGTAAAGCAAGGGGTTATTTTTCAAATTATATAAAGGAGAGAAATAAAAATGACCTCGATTATAAGCTGCGTAACAATTTGAGATCGCGCATTCGTGCTGCGCTAAAGCATCAAAGCGCGTCTAAGGATTTAGGCACTGCCAAGTTAGTCGGGTGCACTATGGCGGAGCTTCGTGCACATCTTGAGCGGCAATTTAAAGACGGCATGACGTGGGATAATCACGGCGACTGGCATATTGATCACATAAAGCCGTGCGTTGCATTCGATTTGACTGATGCAGAGCAACAAAGGGAGTGCTTTCATTACACGAACATGCAGCCTCTGTGGGCGGAGGACAATCGCAGTAAGGGGGCAACATATGAACCCTAAGACGGAAGCCATAGCCGCGCAGATCCATTACTACGCCAGTCAGCGTGAGTGGGACATCTCGGCGCGTGAGCTGGCGGACTTGCTTGGCGTGCATCACCTGCACATCATAGCGGTAACAAATCGCAAAGGCTGGACGCATCGGCTGCGCAGGACGGCGCTCGATCTGACAGCGCCAAAATTAGTAGAGGGAGATGAGTGGCTATGACTAGACCGTTTTACGAGACAGAGCAGGATCGCAGAAACGAAAGCAAGCTGGCGCATGTAGTTGAGGTCAACTACAAATGCTTGCTCGTGAAGATGCCGATAAAGCTGTCGCTCGACTTCATGGCGATGCGCGACGGGCGTGCGGTCGCATTTGTGGAAGCCAGACAACGCAAGACGCCGATGCACAAGTACGACACGTACATGCTGTCGCTTTACAAGGCAATGCAGGCGCGGTCGCTCACAATGACGACGGGCTTACCCTGCTTCCTCGCCGTGCAGTGGTCTGACAAAGCCGGCATCGCACGGCTTCCGCCAGCGCACGAAGACATGCACGTGGAAATGGGCGGCACGACGCGCAGAGACGATCCACAAGACATCGAGCCTATGGTACACTTTGACATAGCAAACTTTAAGGAGCTGGAGCTATGACAGATTTAGTACGTGAGATCCATGACGACGAAGAAAACCGCCTAGAGCTCGGACGCATCGTCTGGGACGAGGAAGTGCAGGGCGCCGTGATCGAGTGGCAAGCAGACGAGATGCCGCTGCTGTCAGACGCCAGTGACGATATGACATTCGTGATGGAGGTGCTGCGTGGGCTGCAAGCTGACGTGTACATGGCGCAGGCGCTTAACCAAGCGCTATTAAAGGAGGGGTTCTCGGGGACGTATCACTAGCGTTTTCGGGGGTCTGTTTATGCTTCCTCAGTATCCTCAGTTGAAGTGAGGCGGATTGAGGAAGTGAGGTAAAAGAGGCCGTTTTTATCTCCTCCTCAGTGTTTACGTATATATACGTAACTGAGGAGGAAGATACGGACTGAGGTGAATGTAACTGAGGAAGATCGTGGAAGGAGTTTGCTGGCATGGCAAAGAAAGCGACGAAGGCAAGGGTTGGCCATAAGGACGTGAAGGCGCGTGGGACGCTGAATAGTGAGCAGGCTAAGATTAGTGCTGGCGTGTGGGGGCAGTTGCGTCCACTCGATGAAAAGGCAAGGGAGAAGATAACGCGGTGGGGTGATACGTTGCCGGACTTGGTATCGCCTGAACTTGCTGGACGATTTGAAGCTGCATACGAGGCGCTGGGAGAGCGTGTAGATGCAGATGACGTGGTTGGCACTAATCAGATTGCAACGCAGCTCATGAGAGCGTGGGACGTGCTGGAGAAGGCTGCGGAAGATGCAGGGCACAAGCCGCTGCCACCGCATGCGTATTGCGTGCAGTGTGAGGAGGTAATCGTGTGCTTCGCATTGCACGGGGCGCCGGAGCTCAGGAAGAAGTATCCAAGCTGGATCGTGTACAGCTTTGAAGACGCCGCACGCGTGTTGCGGTTTGACTGGAGCGAGACTTTCCTGAACAATGCATTCAACACGTTTCCGAATGCAAAGGTAACGCGCATGGTGCGCGACGGAGACGATCGTATAAACTGGGATTTAGGAGGAGATGATATTCCATGGTAACGAGAGATGAAATACTGGCGATCGCCAACAGCGTGATTAGCGGTGATCGTGACGCGGACTACGGCGACGCAAAGGACAACTTCGAAACGATTGCCGCGCTGTGGGCGTCATATCTGGATCACGACTTCACAGTCGTTGACGTAGCGAACATGATGATCCTGCTAAAGATAGCGCGTAGTAAGACGTCGCCGCGTAAGCAGGATCACTGGGTCGACATCTGCGGCTATGCTGCGCTAGTAGGGGAGATCGTTAGCGATGGGCGAGATCGGTAAGACGAAGTTAGCGGCTGTCGAGGCAGTCGGTGAAGACGAAATACTGGAACGCATTGCGTCTGGCGTAAGCATGCAGCAGATGTGTAGAGAGCTGAACATCGGCACGAAGCTGTGGTACAAGTGGCTGGACAGCGTCAAGGGGCGTCGTGAACGCTACAACGGAGCACAGGCAGAGGCTGCACACTTTTACGCAAACAGAGCAGTCGAGACAGCGCAGAACACAGATCCATCGATGGTTAACGTGGCGCGCCTGCAAGTGGATACGGACAAGTGGATCGCGTCGAAGCTGAACGCGCAGTACGATACGCGGCAACGTGACGTGGCAATCAACATCAGCGTGAACGACCTGCACGCGCAAGCAGCGGCGTTACTTGGCGACGTGATCGAGGGTGAAGCTGTGGAGGTAGACGATGACGACGCATGACGAGATTAAGGTGGTCGACATAACGGAGCACGAGGATGGCTCTGCGACGTTGAGCGTGGATATGTCGAAGGAGCTTTACGCGTTCTTCTTTGAGCACGGGTTTCGTCAGGTGCTGATGCGTGCTCTCGAAAAGGAGCAGGGTCGTGATGACGTGTAGACGGAGAAAACGCACACTGGCGCAACACTGCATATGCGTGCGCGCGAATAGAACAAGCGTTCAATTAAGTCAATCCGCCGACGCGCTGCAACGCGGCGAAGACACAACATCTTGTGGTTTGCGCGTCATGCATGGCTCGGTCGAAAGAAAAAGCGTTATAAAGCAATGACTTACCAAAGTTTTAACATAATAGTCATTATACGACATGCGTTTTGCCATGCGTTTCCTGCATACCAACGCCAGACGTGGCGTTTTGACCCCCCCCCTTCGCGAGATCGCGCCGGTGCTTTTGCTAATGACCCCTTCACGCACCCCCACCCCCCCTTCACGTAATCAGGTGTTAACATGACCCCGCAAAAAAAATCACAAGATAACCCGTTCATCACGTTAATGCGCCGGTATCGTGACGACCCTGTCGCGTTTGCCCGCGAGGTCATCGGCATCGAGCCTGACGAGTGGCAGACTGAGCTTTTGGACGCTATTGCGGCCCCCGCTGAGCGGCGCATCACCGTCAGATCTGGCCACGGTGTAGGTAAGTCGACGGCCGTCGCCATGGCGGCTGTTTGGCACGTTCTGATGCGCATCCCCAGCAAGACGGTCGTCACGGCTCCCACGAGCTCCCAGTTGTTTGACGCCTGCTTTGCGGAGATGAAGAACGTGGCCAAGCGCCTGAAGCCTCCGTTTAACGATTTGCTGGAGATCAAGTCTGACCGGATTGAGTTGAAGAGCCAGCCCGAGAGCACGTTTATTTCGTGCAGGACGTCGCGCGCTGAGCAGCCGGAGGCGTTGGCCGGTGTTCACAGTGAAAACGTCCTCCTCATTGCCGACGAGGCCAGCGGTGTTCCCAATGCGGTCTTCGAGGCCGCGTCTGGGTCAATGTCTGGTCACAGTGCGACCACCGTTTTAACCGGCAACCCGACGCGGAACACGGGCTTCTTTTATGACACGCACAATCGTTTACGTGAGGACTGGTACACGATGCACGTGAGCTGCGTCACGAGCCCGCGTGTGAGCGAGGATTTTGTTGACGACATGAAGAAGCGGTACGGTGAGGATAGTCCCGCGTATCATGTGCGTGTACTTGGCAACTTTCCCCCGAGTGAGGAGGACACTGTTATTCCGGTGTCGTTGATTGAGCACGCGATGAACAACGAGATCCGGATTGACGATGACACGCCTGCCATATGGGGTTTGGACGTTGCGCGGCAGGGCAACGACAGCAGCGTGTTGTGTAAGAGGCAGGGTCCGGTGATCCATCCTCTGACGGTCTGGCGTAACCTCGATTTGATGCAGCTTACTGGCGCAGTGAAGGCGGAGTATGATGCCCTGCCTCCGTCCAAGCGCCCGATTGAGATCATTGTTGATAGTAATGGCTTTGGCGCGGGTGTGCTCGATCGCTTGCGGGAGCTTGAATTGCCGGCGCGTGGCTTGAACGTGTCAGAACGCAGCTCTCAGAAGGAAACGTACATTAACTTGCGCGCTGAGTTGTGGTTTAAGGCGAAGATGTGGCTGGAGGGTATGGACGTTAAGCTGCCCAAGGATGACGCGTTGTATGCGGATTTAGCGGCCCCGCGGTATCATTTTACGTCGTCTGGCAAGATGCAGGTTGAGAGCAAGGAGGCGATGAAGAAGCGCGGCGTTAACTCGCCCGACCGCGCCGACGCTGTTTGCTTAGCTCTGGCCAACGACCACACGACGATGGCGTATGGTAGGGCGTCCGCGGGAAGCTGGAGCAAGCCGTTGAGGCGTGGGATTAGGGGTGTCGTTTAGCGTTGGAACGGGTCGTGCTGGTAGCAGTGTTTATTCCAGTAAAACATCATACCCTCATCGACCATTAGCTTGATAAACTTATTTATGGTGCGTTCCGATGCGCCAATCTGAGCGCTGGCCTCTTTTTTTAGCTGCGCTCTTTTAACCGCTCCTTTATGCGTCGCCATAATTTGCTTAATGACGAAAAAATAGTCTTCGCGGTTGTTGAATGCGCGCATTTCGTGGGCTTTAGCTTTTTCGTAAACCTCGTTCCCAAGAGGCACAGTTATTAGTTTTTCTTCAACGCCCTCGTTTGTGTTTATTCTTATTGGCACTTGGATGCTTTCAATCTCGTATCCGTAACCGTCTATAGTGTCTGCGATGCTAGACAAAAACACGTTTAGAAGTTTTCCAGTTGATATCTGCGTTGACTTCATTGCGTTGCGCACTTTTTCAGCTTTTCTACTTGCGGTCGCGAGTAACAGTCCCTCGTGCATACGTGGCAGCCTATTTCCAGATTTTTGCGAATTGCACTTTAGGCAGCTTAGCGCGAGATTTTCTATGTCACAGCTTCCGCCAGCGCATTTTGGTACGATATGGTCTATGTGGTATTCATTTACGGCGACCTCGTCTCTGCAGTACGCGCATTTATTATTCCACGCATGCCTAATCGCGTTCTTCTCTGATTGCGTTAATTTTCTACGTTGTATTGTCATATCGTCCTCCCGTTGCGTTGGTAAAAAGAGGGGCGTGAACCAAGCGCCCCTCTAGTGCGTGATCACCAGCAAATGTCCGACTGGCTCACGCTGCCATGGTTTGGCGGTAAAACGTATGAGGTGAAAACCCGCCCCCGCACTCATGGCTTACGGTGGGCGCTTGTGAGGCGCCCAAGGTGTTAGTTGCTTGGCCGTAGCTTTGGCCGGATTGATGCTGACAGCTTTCCGGTGTTTTCACAGAACAAGTCCGCCGGCATTACGTCAGACAGCGCCTCCGCGGCCCGCAGAGCGTCGGAACACGCCTTTGAGCTGTCGAAGTACATTCGCGTCTGCAAGGGATGCCCCTGCAGCGTATATTCTATGATTAATGCGTAGAAAAATGTCATTGTTGCCTCCTGTGCGTTAACGTTAAGTTAACACAAGTACAATTGCAACCCGTCAATTACGTTTTATTGCGATTTAGTTTTTCGCAAACTTTGTTATATTGCTTTCAGCGGTTACTCCCTTCCAAGCCGCTAGAGCTGAAAGGCTCCCCCGCGCGACCTCCCACGCGCGGGGTTCCTTTACAGCGATTTTCCTGTATTATATGGGTAACGCGTTAAAAGGAGCTCACGATGCCTAAAAAGGGACTGTATGCGAACATTCACGCTAAGCGTAAGCGTATTGCGGCGGGATCTGGCGAAAAGATGCGCAAGGCCGGCTCGAAGGGCGCCCCGAGCGCGAAAGCGTTTAAGGCGGCGGCTAAGACTGCGAAGAAACCGAAGAAGAAGGCGAAGAAGTGATGTAATGTTTACGGCGTTTGTTCTTTTGTGCGCGCAAAACTACTGTTTTGCTGTTGGCGGGCCATCCTTCCAAACCGAGAACGAGTGCATCGCGGATTTCATGCAAAACGGCGTCATCGCCATGCAGGCACGATATCCGACGTATACGATTACGCAGGT